GCTTTGGAATTTTGCAGACGATGATGGGCGGCTTGTGCATTCCCCTAAAAGACTAAAAATGCAAATCTTCCCATCGGATTCCGTCGATATGTCGGAGTTACTCGGGGAAATTCGGCGGGAAAGGTTGGTAGATATTTACACCGTTGATTCTATTGAGTATTTGCAGATTATTAATTTTGATAAGCACCAAAAAATAGATAAACGTACAGCATCAAAGCTGCCTGCAAACGCAAATTATCAACCGACCCCATCGAATCCCACCGAATTACCTCGAATCCCAACTACGGAAGGGAAGGGAATGGAGGGGAATGGAATGGATATGGAAAAGGATAGTAAGGACATGGGGGCTTTCGCCCCATCGCAACCTTCGGACAAAAAACCGTCCGATGGATTGCCTGACTGCCCGCACGAACGAATCGTTGATCTTTTCCATCAAAAACTTCCTGAGCTCCCTCGAATCGCAAAGTGGACAGAGTCACGCAAAGCATCGCTAAGATCGCGCTGGCGTGAGTTGGCTAAGGATTGCAGGTGGTTATCTGCTGACGATGGGATGAAGTGGTTTGAAGAGTTCTTTGACTCCATTCGAGAGTCTGATTTTCTGATGGGTAGAGCAAAGGCCAGTGGTGATAGACCGCCGTTTGTCGCAACTCTCGATTGGACTTTATCCCCAAGTAATTTTATAAAAATCATCGAAGGGAAATATCACTCATGATGCCGTTTCGCAAGGGTCAATCAGATCAAAACAATCTCAAGGGAGTTATTCAAGGCTACAACTGCTCTGCATACGGATGCCCCCTACCTGCAAGCATGGGAAGCCATGATTCACATCGTTATTGCAGCCACCACTTCGGCAAAAAGCCTTCTGATAACGACAAAATCACTAGCGCAATCCGCGCAAATTTGTGGATCCGTGATTGCGTTGAGCGCCTGCTTAACCCTGAACTTTTTTACAAGGGTTCACGTGAATTATCGACATTCAAAATCGCATTTGAAGGGGTTATTGGGATTATTAAGCAACATGATCGCAGCGACCTGTTGCCGAGCGAGGTTACAAATCGCCATGGAGTTGAGTTGGATGAGTCAGTATCAGATCGAGCTTGGGCCCAAAGACTCTCAGGAGTTTTTAATAAGGCGATAGATAAGGCCGCTGCCGAAATCTCGGAGGTCGACTATCAAAATGCTAAAGCGCCACATCGCAGCGCGGTGGCTGAGTTTGCATCACGGATAGCCGCTTGATATGCCAGCCATGCGAATTATCGAAACAACGAAAGAGCTATGGGCAGTACCACCTAAAGTGCCTGCAATGCTGCGTGCGCCTAGTGAACTCAACAAGACCGGACAGGGCAAACAAGGCCGAACAAATGCTTGCTGCGATTGCAAGGGTGAGGGATTCGCCCAGTCGGGAAGAAATCTTGCGGGAATTGAAATTACAGGAACAAGTTTCTACTACAAAGGACATGAGTAATGAAACTTAGAGATTGGCTTACTTGTTTTCGCCTTGGGGTATCCGTTGGTTCGGCTATTAAAAATAGATCTGTATTTGACGCCGGATTTAGATATGGGTGGGATGCAGCGATAAAAAAGATGAACAAGGCTAAGTAAGTGGAAGTCTTTTTGACCAAAACCATGTCTGGCGCACTTGTTCCTATGGATCAAGATACCGAAGCCTTTAATCGCTTTAAGACTGGCTCTGTGATCCGTTGTGATGTGAAAGAAATGCGTAATGGCAAGTTCTTTCGCAAGTGGTGGGCTCTTGCCAAGGTAGGTTTTGATCTATGGACCGAAACAGCCCCTAGCGTTCAATACAAGGGTGTGGAGGTTGAGCCTAGTTTTGATCGATTCCGCAAGGACTTGACTGTCCTATCGGGCTACTACGAGCCTGTATTCAATGTTAAGGGTGAGGTTCGCATGGAGCCTAAGTCCTTGCAGTGGTCAAAGATGGATGAAATGGAGTTTGCGGAGCTCTATCAAAAGACCTTAACTACCATCATCAACAAGATCATTCCTCACCGGAAGATGACTGAGGATGAGTTGCAGGACTGGGCCAATCGCGTCATGGAGTTTGCATGAATTGGAGTGAGGGAATGATTGCTAGGGCAATCTCATTGCAAACACTCGCAAGAAAGTGCGTAGTGCTTGTCGATAATTGCAATTGGACGGGGCATGAGTGCGATGTTCTTGGTGTAACAACTGACTTACGGATTATTGATGTTGAGATAAAAATCAGCCGTTCCGACTTAAAGGCAGATGCCAAAAAGGATAAATGGTGGCAATGGGTTGGCGAAGCGGGGCATTTAGGTTCTATATCCCGTTACTTTGGAAACCACTCAAAAATAGCTCGGACTCATCCTCCAAAGGTTTGGAAGCATTACTACGCGCTTCCAAAAGAAATATGGAAGCCTGAGTTATTGGATTTTCTACCTAGCCAAGATAGCGGTGTTTTGCTTTTGGAGCAGGGTAAATGGGATGGAATAAGTATTGAATGTGTACGCAGATCAAAACCAAATAAAGACGCTACCCGAATATCTCCAGAAGCTGTGATGGATATTGCCAGACTAGCAAACATTCGGATGTGGGAGGCATATAAAAAAGAGGATCAAGCAAAGGCAGAAGCATCACGCCTATACAAAGAATCTAGGGTTGTTGCGCAATGAACAAGCGAATGTACGCCCTAGGCCGTCTAAAAACTGGTCAGAAAAACAAGACCGAAGAAGCCTACGGAAATCACCTAGAAGCCTTAAAGCACTCCGGCGTAGTTGCTTGGTTCAAGTTTGAAGGACTGAAGCTACGACTAGCAGACAACACTTTCTACACACCTGATTACGCAGTCATGCTCACCAATGGCTCCATGGAGTGTCACGAAGTGAAAGGCTACTGGATGGATGATGCCAAGGTAAAAATCAAGGTGGCAGCCGATTTGTACCCATTCCGATTTGTAGCAATCAAAGCTAAGGCAAAAAAAGATGGTGGCGGTTGGTCAGTAGAGGATTTTAGTTAATGAGCTACAAATCCTCAAACTTTAGAAGCCCAAAATTACTTAAAGCCTTTAAATACGCACCCATTTGCTTCTCCTGTGAGAAAGACAATGACGGAACAGTAGTGGCGGCTCATGCCAATAGTTCTATTTACGGAAAAGGAATGGGATTAAAGGCACATGACTGGGCGGTAGCTGCGATGTGCTCCCAATGCCACCATGAAATTGATCAGGGCGCAAAACTGCTTAAAGAAGCTAGAGAACAAAAGTGGCTATCGGCGCACATTAAAACAATCGAGTGGTTGTTTTCTAGTGGAATTTTACAAGTTAAATGAAAGGAATCGCATGATCGAATTACTCAAACCAGAAGATTTAAAGAATCGAAAGTTCTTCCATAAACCCGTTGGTGCTGACGGCAGGGTATTACCTCACGCATCGTATGTAAAGGATGTTGTGGATTTTGCAGACTTCACGTTTGCCAAAAAAGTGCCTGTGAGATTGGCGCATCAAGATAGCCCTGTCGCTATACCTGTTTTCTTAGATAAAGGAGAGTGAGATGAGTAATAAATCTTCAAGCGGTGGAGTTGGCTTTTTTGGGCTATTAACAGTTCTTTTTATCGGACTAAAGCTAACCGACTACATCGATTGGTCTTGGTGGCTTGTTCTGTTGCCACTCTATGGCCCATTTGTATTTGTGATGTTGGTTTGTATTGCCGCTGTCGCGCTTGATTAGTGGGGCGTAAATAAATATGACTGACACCACTAAAAAATGCTCCAAGTGTGGAGAGGTGAAATTGCTTGGGGATTTTTATTTAAGAAGATCAACGGGAATGTATCGCTCTGAATGTAAGGCGTGTGGAAATAAACAAACTTATGTTTGGAAAAAGTTAAACAATGAGGCCACAAAAGCCTCAAAAAGAAAAACCATAAATAAAAGACTGAGCCATTACAAAGAAATGGATAGGTCTAAGTATGAAAGAAATAAGGTTCATCTGCTTGAGCTAAATAAACTGTGGAGAGAGAAAAATCCTCATAAAGGAGCGATCTACCACCAAAAAAATAGAAATTCTCTAACCGATGGATACGTGAGAAGTGTGATTGCATCCAGCGTAGGTGTTCCCGGTTCATTCATTCCTAAACCCCTAATTGACCTAAAGCGTGAGCAGTTGAAATTAACCCGTTTAATAAAGGAGAAGCAAAAATGAAAAATGCAAATGAAGTACGTCAAGAGTTATCCAAGGTATTTGAAAATCTAAAGAGTGGCGAAATCAAGGCTCACGAGGCCGCAGAATTTGCCAATATTGCGGGGAAGATGATTAACAGCGCAAAGGTACAGATTGAATATTTTGCTCGAATGAACAATCCACAAAAGATTGATTTCTTGGAGGAGTAACCAAAGAAAAACCCGCCATATAGACGGGTTCTCCGAAAAAATCACTACTCGCAATCGTGATTATAAATTGGGGAGATTGGATTGAGCAAGTTTTTAAATGCAGAATTTAATAATATGTGCATTAACTTTTGGCTATATGCACGCGCGCACAAAAGCATTGCTCCAAAGCCACCGTCACCTTTTCATAATGTAATGATGAGGGGCGTATTGGGAGGTGAGCCAATGGATTACCCGATTAACCCCATGTATTCGGCATTTGTAATGTGCTTAAACTCGCTCCCAGAGGAAAGGCAAATTGCTTTTTATGCAGTCTATATTGGCAATGCTTATAGGAATGGCAAGAAGGTGCCTATAAAATCCTTGGCCAGCGAGATTGGGGTAAGTAGAAAGGCGATTTACGAGTGGGCTGATAATGCTGCTCGTGAAGTATGGGGAAGCGCGTTGTTGCATGTTGCTCTAAGTAAGTCCCTCAACAGAGAGGTTGAAGAATTTTTAGATTAATAGGGTGACAAAAAGGTTACAAAATAGTTTAAAAATTAGGTAACACTTTTTCGCAAAAACACCAATTTCTTGATAAAATCACTGCAAGTTAAACGCGTCCGTGTGATGCGAACTCAAAAAAGCCCTAAGACCTAAAGAATCTTGGGGCTTTTTTGCTTTCTTGCGCATGATAACTTTTGCAATCAGACATCATCAAACAACTAATTAGTGACTGATATTTGCCTTGAGTTGTCAGCCGTAAGACAGCAAGTCTTTAGATGATTTCCGCACTGAGTAATCGGGGTGGTTGAGTATCTATTGGGAGAGCCCGGTGGATAGCTAAAGGTTCGATCCACCTTGCTATAGGCCATAGCTAAACGGATCACCATTTCATTTGTAGTCTCCATGAGTCGTGAGGACTCCTTTACACCCGCCTAATAAGCGGGTTTTTTATTTACGGCGATGACCGCGCACCCACAAAGACTTTACAAAGACCCGCTAGATGTATTGATTGGCAAACAAAGCCATAACAACTCTACCGGCTGTAATGGGTGCATTCATCAAGATTACCTATGGGATGCCTGGATATGCAGATTGCATAAAGGCAGAGTAGGTAGGGATATGTTTCAGTGCGCCGAGTATCAAGAAGAGAGATCGGCACTACAGAAGGCTAATAGCCTGTTTGGTAAATGATATGGGCGCAGCTAAATTAACCGCAAAGCAATCTAAGTTTGTAAGCGAGTACCTTATTGATCTAAATGCTACTCAGGCAGCAATTAGGGCGGGATATAGCGAGAAAACCGCTTATTCAATAGGCGAGGAAAACCTGAGAAAACCTGAGATTGCAAAATCAATCCAAGAGGCTATGACTAAGCGCGAAAAACGCATTGAGATAACTCAGGATATGGTTTTGGCTGACATAGAGGCCATCAAGCGCCATGCAATGAAAGAAGGATTTGATGCGCAGGGCAATAAGGTTATGAATAACTACCCAGCAGCGCTAAAGGCTTCAGAGCTCCAATGTAAGCATTTAGGTATTTTGGTTGATAAAACAGAAGTGACCGGCAAAGACGGCAAAGACTTGATCCCCCCAAGTCGTGTTCTCAATATTTCAAAAGATACGACCTCAGCGCAGATAAAAGCTATGGCTCAAGCATTGAACGTTATTGGCGATGGCGAATACGACACCGAAATCTAGCGCAAAGCTAGAAATCAGGGAGTGGGCAAGGACTGGCGATAGGGACCTTTTTAAGCAAATTCAAAATCGCCAGGTCCATAAAGCATTTCACCACCTGACAGACCCAAGCCATGAGGACTTTGGCAAGCGCTTTAACTTCTTTAAAGGCGGTCGCGGCGGTATGCGTACTACCTCGATTGCAAGGGCGTTTGTTGACTGGATGGCTGACGGTCCAATAAGACTGTGCGCAGCTAGAAGTTTTCAAAACTCGATTGCCGACTCAAACAAGCAAGCAATCGAAGATCAGATTTATGCGCTTAATCTAAGTGATCGGTTCAACATCACAGACCGATATATTGAATCTGATGTTGGAGGCGTTTGTACCTTTAAAGGTCTTGAGCGCAATCCTGACAGCTTTAAATCCTTTGAATCCCTGGACGTATTGTGGTGGGAAGAGGCAAACGCAGCGACACGGGCAACCTTAGACAAGGTAACGCCAACACTGCGTAAAAAAGGGTCAAGGCTAATCTTTAGCTATAACCCTGAAGATCGTGATGATCCGATTGAGAATATCCAAAAGGTATATGCCAATCACCCATTGGGATGCGTAATAAGGCTTACTAATTACTTAGATAACCCTTGGATTAGCGAAGAATTAAAGGCGGATGCCTTGGCTCTCAAGGCTTCAGATTATGAGCGCTATCTTCATGTGTTTGAGGGTGAGTTCTGGTCCCATAGTGAGGCTTCGATACTGGGTAAAAAGCTCAAGGGCTATCAATTTGATGTAGATGAGTCCTTCGGCACTCCGTTTATTGGTGTTGATTGGGGGTTTTCTCAGGATCCAACGGCAGTAACCGAGAGTTATATCAAAGGGAACTCGTTATTTATACGCAGAGCTGCCAATAAGGTCCGCTTAGAGCTTGTTGATACTGCTGAGTGGCTAAAAAACAAGGCACCAAATATTTTGCGTTATGCCAGTTTTGCAGATAGCGCAAGACCTGAAACCATTTCGATGGTCAGAAGAGATATTCCATTAATCAGGTCGGTAGATAAGTGGAAGGGTAGCGTTGAGGACGGCGTAGCGGTACTTCAGAGTTTTGATGAAATTGTCATCCACCCTGAATGCGCTCCCGATACCTTGAGTGAACTTCGAGCTTACTGCTACAAGATAGATAAAAACGACAACATTACATCCGACATATTGGATGAAAACAATCACTATGCTGATTCTCTGCGATATGGGCTAAGCCCTCGAATAAAACGCAGAGAGGCGGCAAAAGTAAGACCTTTGAACTTATGACAAAAACCGTAGCCGACACTTCCGCGCAAGTTGATGCCATTAGTGAAACTTGGCCCATGATCGATGCCTTACTTGGTAAAACTGGCGCCATGCGCAAGGCTGGAAAGCTGCTCTTACCTCAGTGGCCCAATGAGTCAGACGATAGCTACAAAGTACGCTTAAATAATAGCGTATTGCATCCCGTATTTAGTCGAACCGTGCAAATTATGGCGGCAAAACCTTTCATTCAAGACATGAAGATGGAGCCGAGTTTGCCTAGCTCATTAGAGCTAATAGAAAAAGATTGCGATCTTTTCTGTACCGGCTTAAGAGAGTTCTTTGCAGATCGTTTTGCAGAGTGCCTATCACATGGAATTACAGGCGTATTAGCCGATTATTCCGGCAAAGGCGGGAAAACAGTAGCGGAAGAAAAGCAGGCAGGTGCTAGGCCTTATTTATGCCACTACGCCCCCCAGTCAATTCTAGGCTGGCGAGTTGAGAATAATCAGCTTTCGCAAATTCGACTGATGGAAAGCGTTACCGAGCCAGATGGCCAATGGGGAGAAATAACCTTTAACCAGGTGCGCGTTCTGACTATTGGTGCTTGGCAGATTTATCGCAAAAATGAAAAAGATGAGTGGGTTTTGTTCGATGAGGGCACCACAAGCCTAGACGTTATCCCATTCACCTTTCTTTACGGAAACAAAAAAGGTTTTGGCGTGGGCGAAAGCCCGCTAGTTGATTTGGCCTATCAAAATGTTGAGCATTGGCAAAGTTGCAGTGACCAACAATCCATTTTGCATGTTGCTAGAGTGCCAATTCTCTTTGCGCGCATGTTCGGCAACAAAGAAATTACGATTGGCGCAGGCTGCGCAACCTCGTCGGAGGCTGAAGGCGCTGATCTACGCTATGTAGAGCACTCAGGAGCCGCTATTGCTGCTGGCTCTGAGGCGATCAAGCAGCTAGAAGAAAGAATGCTTCATGCTGGCGCAGAGTTGCTAACTAAACGCGAAGGCAAAACAACTGCAACTCAAGTATTGAGTGAGAACGAGGCCAATCGATCTACCTTACAAAATATTGTGGTGGAGTTTGAAGAGGGCATAGAGCAATGCCTAAAATTCCTCGCCCTCTGGGTAAAAGATAGCTACGAGCCAGAAGTTGAGCTTTATAAAGACTTCTCTGTAGGCGCTACTGATAGCGATATGGATTACATCATTCAAGCCTGTGGCCTCACCATTCTGTCAAAAGAGAAGGTGATAGACGAAATGGTCCGCAGAAACATGATCTCAGAAGCCGAGCCACCGACACAGACCTTTTTACCGATACCGGAAAAGGTCAAAAAAACAAGCATCAACAGTTCCCAAGCCGCCTAAACAGCGGCTTTTTTATTGCCCAAATCTAGATAGAAGAGGGCGCAACGCTCGGATGAGCACTTAATTAAGGTTGGATGACCATGAAACTCAAGTTAGACGAAAACGGTAATGCAGTTCTACAAGACGGCAAGCCAGTATATGTCCACGACGATGGCAAAGAAGTACCCTTTGATGCCGCGCAAACAGTAGCCACCATTGCCCGCCTAAACGGCGAAGCAAAAGGCCACCGTGAACGTGCTGAGAAAGCTGAAAGCACTCTAAAGAACTATGAAGGGATCGAAGATCCTAAATTAGCCATTGAAGCACTCAAAACTGTCTCGAATCTTGATGCTAAAAAGCTCGTAGATGCGGGTGAAATTGAGCGCGTGAAAGCTGAAGCAATCAAAGCAGTGGAGGACAAATATGCGCCTGTAGTCAAAGAGCGTGATACGTTCCGCGATTCCCTGTACCAAGAAAAAGTAGGTGGCAGTTTTGCAAGATCACAACTGATCTCAGAAAAACTCGCCATTCCGGCTGATCTAGTGCAGGCTCGTTTTGGTGGAGCGTTCAAAGTAGAAGATGGAAATGTCGTGGCCTTTGGTCAGGATGGAAACAAAATCTACAGTCGCGCAAGACCTGGAGAAGTTGCCACATTTGACGAAGCACTTGAGTTTCTTATCGATCAATACCCATACAAAGACAGCATCCTTAAAGGCACTGGCGCAGCAGGCACAGGCTCCAAAGGTTCTGGCGGTGCGGCTACAGGTCAAAAACAATTGAACCGCGAACAGTTTGGCTCTCTATCACCTAGCGAGCAAATGAGCTTTGTAAAAGGCGGCGGTTCGCTTACTGATTAAAAAACCAAGGCATAGATCAAGCCCCTTTTGAGGGGCTTTTTTTACGCCCTCTTTTTCTAAAGAAAGAAAATTATGAATTCATTAACTAGCTTAGTACCAGACCTATACGAATCATTGGACATTGTGTCCCGTGAATTAGTGGGCTTTATCCCAGCCGTAACACTTGATGCACAAGCAGAGCGTGCTGCCCTTAACCAGGCAATTCGCATTCCTGTAACTGCCGCACAAACTGCGGAAGATGTTACGCCAGGCCAATTGCCACCAGATGACGGTGATCAAACAGTAAACAACACTGTATTGACCATTTCTAAGTCCCGCATGGTTCCATTCCGTTGGACAGGTGAAGAGCAAAAAGGTATCAATACCGGCGCTGGCTATCGTAATATTCGCGTTGATCAAATTGCACAAGCAATCCGCACTTTGGTAAACGAAGTTGAATCTTCTATGGCTGGATTGGCTTATACAGCTTCTCGCGCAAGCGGTTTAGCTGGTACAACACCGTTTCAGATCGATTTGTCTGACACAGCCAAAGTTCGCAAGATCCTCGCTGATAACGGCGCGCCATTGTCTGACATGCAATTAGTGATTGACACTACTGCAGGCGCTAAAGTTCGCTCACTTGGCATCTTGACTAAGGCTAATGAAGCTGGCACTACTGAATTGCGCGCACAGGGCAAATTGCTGGATATTCATGGCTTCCAATTGCGTGAATCTGCTGGCATTCAGCAAGTTTCCACATTGGGCACAGGCACAGGCTACGAGTTAAATGGCTCGCACGCTAAGGGTGCAACAGTTATTAATGTTAATGCTGGTACTGGTACGATCATCAAGGGTGACTTAGTCACTGTTGATGGCCATATCTACCCTGTTGCTACTTCATTGTCTGGCGGCTCATTCACCATCAACGCTCCGGGTCTTGCAATCTCTGCTGCCGATGGCGCTGCAGTCGAATTAGACACAAATGCTTACACGCCTAACTTTGCGTTCTCACGCTCTGCCTTGGTATTGGCTACTCGTGCTCCTGCATTGCCAGAAGAAGGCGACATGGCTGATGACCGCTTGGTTATCACTGATCCGCTTTCCGGCCTTAGCTTTGAGTTCTCGATGTACAAACAATACCGCCGTGTTCGCTATGAAGTAGCGATGGCATGGGGTTACGCAAATATCAAGAGCGCCCATAGCTCATTGTTGTTGGGTTAATCAAACTCAAAAAATTGCCCTCATCACTCAAAAGGTGGTGGGGGTTTTCATTTAGGAGCGTGTAAAAAATGGCAAGACCAAAAAAGATTAAAGATGTTGCTCAAGCGGAGCAGCCTCAAGAAGTAAAAACCGAGCATGTCAAGATGGTTCGAGATCCCGAGCAATTTAATGCTCCACATACAGCATTGGTTCATCCAAACGAAGTAGAAAACTATCAATTGGGTGGATGGGTTCATGCTGACTGATGCTCAATCTGCCGACGTTCGTCGTTTTGCTGGCTATCCAATAGTTGGCGATACCAATGTCGGCGATCAGCGCGACATGGCGTATTCATGGGTAAGCCCAGGGGTGATGCAGACCTTATTCCATCGCATCAACTCCATGAGTGCTCACGAAGAGTCTGTCTTGATAAGCAAGTATGTAACTCCTCTAAATACTCTAGAGGATGCCATTACGAATGCTGGCGAGAACTTAGATACAGATCAAGCGGCAGTCTGGATTCGCAACAAAAGTGAAGTGCAAGATCGCACTAATTTATTCAATCAGAAACGCCGCGATATGTGCGGATTTCTTGGTATAGCCCCCGGCCCTTCATTGGGTAGAAGCGGGCTTACTGTAGCTAGGGGTTAAATATGTCCGCTGGAAATAAAATTACATTTCTCAATGAGTTAGGCGAAGAGGTAGTGGTAGATGCACAGCATCCTTTACCTACTTCGGTATCGGGTGGTGGCGCTAATGGCCTCAAAGTCGATAACACCGACCTAATCGCAGCCATCAATTCTCAAACTGGCACTTTAGTTGCTCTTGATCCTGAAGGCATTATTGAAAACGCACCAGTAGGTGTCACTGGCACTTTAGTTGACATTAAGCGTGAAGCTGATACTGGCGCAGTAGTCGGTTATGCACTTTTTGGAACAAATACACCATATACCCCAGTTGGAACATTAGAGCCATTTGTAGTTTCCTACGGCTCGGTCAATGTCGTTTCAAGCGCACTACCAGCAGGAGCCGCTTCTGAAGCGACCCTAAATCAGATTTTAGGCACTTCAATTCCTAATTGGGATGAAGTCACCCCGACATACAACGCAACTTCTGACGTTTATGTTTACGCGTTCGATGGCACTACTGTTTTGACAATCACTGTCAATTACACCGATAACACCAAGTCCGTGATTTCTAGCATTACGAAGGCTTAATATGTCCAATAAATTAGCCTTCAATCCCCTATCAGGCAAGCTAGAGTCCGTTGCTGACCTGGCCCCAGTTAATGCCGCTATTGATGCTGTTGATAGCCGTGTAGATAGCGCAAACCAATCAATTACAAACATCGAGACATTCCTTGATAGCGCAAACATTAACAATGCCCAGCGAACATTTAACGGGCAAACAGTCCTTCCCGATTTATTAATTGGCAATTACGCATACACAGATACTGGCTTTGGCAATATCCCTTCAGGCGATACCTTTCCTTGGCGAGAAGATCAAACAGTTCAAATTGCAGATCAGACTGTAGATTCAACCTTAGTCT